GTTAGGCCGGAGTCGCTTAGTATGAGAACACGTAACGTTACATCCAATGCAACACTTCCTGCCGACCAAGATTTGGTCGGCTTGAATGGAGGAACCCAGGCAGTAGTGCACACTACGGCCCCTTTTGTCTATGAGAGTCTCAATGAGACGATTATAGACGAAGAGCCGAAGAAGCAGTACTCTGGATCCTGTCTTCACACCAAAGTGGAGACCCGCATGTTGTCCTCGAATGTGGATTATATTCACAATCGATCACAACCACCTGCCGCTGATCTTCTATACCATACAACGTATGGGTCGAATTTCGCGGCGGGCTATTGGGTGGGTAACAACCTTGGCACTTGGTTAGGTTCAGCTGGTTTCACAACCGCTGGATTTGACTGGGATGCTTCGTCGTACGATGCTATGCAGGAAATGAGAGCCTCCATTGGTAATGGAATGCTCTTACCTAACTTCATAGCAGAGTTAGCCGAGATGGGTTTGATCTGTAGCAGGAATGCTAAAGATCGGATTCAGCATGCAGAACGCGCTCGCATTAAAGCAGAGCGCGATCGGGCTAGAGCTGTTCGTTTGGAGCAAAAACTCCAAGCGATCCAAGCTCGTGACGGCAACCTTAGGAAACTAAGGCTACCGCCGCCAATTCCCGGACCTACGATTTGGAATCGTACGGTGGGCGTGCTGGGTCGTCTAGCGAGGAAGATTGCCTGGGTTAACCTGGCATATCAATTCGCTGTTCGACCTACCATCTCTGACGCAAAACGACTAGCGGGTCTTATGGACTCGTATAGGAGTAAGTTGTCCGAGTTAATTCGTCGAGCTAATAAGCTCCAAGTCCGCCATTATGGCAGACGTGTAGATGGCTTCAGCCTCCCTTCGGAGGCTTTAGTTCATCGGACGAGCAATTGGGGCAACCACGATGTGATACGTCAGTCTGAGGTTTTCCAAAGACCTAAGTATCGCGCAACGATGGTTTATACCTTCGATGCCACGCGGTTGCGTTCAATGCTTGGACAAATCGACAATCTAATTCACGCTTTAGGCGTGAGTAAGGTCGCTTCCGTTATTTGGGAAGCCATACCTTTTTCATTCGTCGTTGACTGGTTCGTCAACGTCGGTGATATGATTGCGTCCGTTGAGGATCAGTTGCTAGATCCTCTTCCCATACTAGTGCATGATTTCAGCGCTTCGCTGAAGTCATCGTACAGAACCAAACTGATACTGGACATTGCGCCGGTGACCACCCCAACATTTCATGTTCGGGTCGATCTAGCGCAGCGTACTTTCTCAGTTTACGAGCGTAGAGCGGGTAGACCCTGCCTCTACGACTCATTGTCGGTCCGAACTCCTGGGCTCAATCAGATTGGCTTAGGCCTGTCTATAATTGTGCTTAGGATGGTCGGAGTAACAAAGGAACGTCGGATGACCTAGTCATTCGTATTTCCTAACCGGTACTTGTCTTACGACATCCCGGTATTAAGAACAAGCCATGTTTATCTTATGACTCATACTCAATATCGAGATGAACTCCGTCGCTCAAAAGATGCGATCGACTACTGGAAAACAGTAGAAGATTGCTCCTATATGAGCTTCTGGGAGAATGAGATTAGTTGGACCGAGTGTGCTCGACGCGTCACCATATCGGAAGATATGATTGCCGCTCATCGTTCACACAGGGCCTCGCTAGTCTCGTGGTGGTATGGATCCAGAATTGGGTCCGCACCGCATCGTGTTGACGACATGCTAACAAGCTAGTCGTCTTCGACAAGTACCATAACGTGTGTAACCAAATCGTGAGAGATAATCTCACACAATAGAGACTACTGCTATGATCGGAACGAACGGCGATATCGCCATCACGTCCACAATCGCTGGCGCGCAAACGTATTCGTTGATGAGTATCAACGGGTCTACGTCTGATCGCAAGCGTGCCGGACTCGCTCAAGACAGTCCCGAAACGATGACAATGAAGCATCAATCGGTGACTCGAAAGGGAGTTCGAGCAGACAGACGCCTAGCGAGGATCGATGTTCGCAAGAACTTCACCATTGGTGAAGTCGATGTGAACCGAACCTCGTCCATCCAACTCGTCATTGACGCGGAGGATGGGTTTTCCGTTGCCCAGTGCAAGGACTTGATCGAACGCATGGTAGCGCTTCTCGCGCTATCAGGCTTTCAGGATAAGTTCTTGAACGGCGAACCGTAGCGTGAAGCTTCGGTTCACTCTTCCTAAGGGAAGAGATGGCCTCGGGAAGCGACTTAATTGTCGCTTCACTAGATGTCTGCTCCTTGCGTTGATACAGTTATCGGACGGGCTCACCAACCTAAAAAATTGGTGGTTCCGTAGGCGATAACCCACGTAAGGAGAGGCGCAGTGTCCTGGTCGTGTTAGATCTGGCAGTAGCTTAGAAGGTTAACCTTATGGTGCCTCGAAAAGCTAAGCCGGGAGATAGCTTATATCTCCAACTCTATTGCGACTTGTACATTGGAGTAGCTGAGAAGCTACGTATTCCAACTAAGGAGTCACAACGCGACCTCGCAACCCTGCGACGTCGAGTTGAGCTTGAGGGGCTTTCGTTTTTGACGAAAACCCTCCCGCAGCTTGGTAAAGCCCTTGACAAGGCTCTTTCCAAGCATGAACCTATGACACTTCCCACATCTTTCGCAAGAAAGACGAAGAAAGGAACAATACCCGTATTTTACGGGTGGTTGTTCTCTAAGGTTATCACTCCCGAGGGACTACCTGTCCCTCAGTTAGATGCGGTGTTTCTCAAGGAGTTACGGACGCTTATGTTTTACGAATATAAGCTCGAGATTCCATCCACTAAGGCCCAGAAGGCCGAACTCCTTTCGGAGTTTGTGGATGTTGATGCTGGCCTGCAAAGGCCCTCTAACATCGATGAAGAATGGCTAAAAGAGAGTGCAGAATTGATCTGCGACATCTTTTGGCAATTCGACCCAGCAGATATCAGGCCCAGACATGGGCCCGGTGCTGTTGCCACAGGCGAAAAAGCACATGAAAAACATGTGTTTAAGCGCATATATAAGTCAATAGAACGTGTGTATCCCTTTACGGAATACTACGAATATTGTCTTAGTGCTGTGGCTGATCGATGGCATCTATACGAAGGATTAGAGAATCCAGATACTCCAACGGCGAAAGTCGTTTTAGTACCTAAGGATTCTCGAGGCCCTCGTATTATCTCATGTGAACCGCTCGAAGTTCAGTGGATTCAGCAAGGACTAGGAGTTGCTCTAGTTGAGCATATCCAAAAGCATCGTTATACGAAGGGAAAGGTGAATTTCACCGACCAATCGATTAACGCTGCCTTAGCCCTTGAAGGATCCAAGACCGGCGAGTGGGTTACATTAGACATGAAGGAAGCTTCTGATCGTGTGTCATTGTGGCTTGTGTCGGAGTTATTTCGACACACACCACTGCTTCTCGGCGCTTTGCTAGCGACGAGGAGTACACACACGAGGCTCCCTTCAGGCCAGATAGTGCATTTGAAGAAATTCGCTCCAATGGGAAGTTGTTTATGCTTCCCTGTGGAGAGTATTGTCTTCTGGGCACTAGCCGTAACTGCAGTTGTACGCACACGCCTGCAGGGAGACCCTAATAGGGGATCCCGTTTTCACCGTCGTTCCGTAAGGGACGACGTAATGAAGCAGGTGTATGTGTATGGCGATGATATCATTGTACGGACTACAGACTACAGTACCGTGCTCAGTCACCTACCTACCGTTGGATTATTGTTCAACGATAGCAAGTGCTGTACAGCGGGCTCCTTTAGGGAGTCCTGCGGAACCGATGCCTATAATGGCGTCGACGTCACACCCCTTCGTATAAAGAAGGTGTATGATTATCATCGTTCAGTTAATGCCAGAATCCTCGTCGCGTATGTTGCGTATTCCAACGCAGCATACCAGAGAGGATACAAACGTCTTGCTAGTCGTCTGGCTAGCCTTGTGGAGGCCAAGTTAGGCCCGCTGCCGATTACAAACCGGCAGATGGGCTTCTTGTCCCTCATTCGTGACGTTAGGACCACTCAGCCATTTGGCTATCCTTTTACCCTTCCGGGTACTAGGAGAGCTGGCCTCACAACGAAAGTTCGGTATAATACCGATCTTCACCGTTGGGAGGTTAGAGGCTGGGCGTTGAGGTCGACGGACATTAACGTTGATCCCAATGACTGGAGCATGATCCTGCGGAGATTTACATCTCCGTCGGATTGGTCCGATCCTGGTGTTTTTG